CGAAAAGATATAGGGTCTGAACGGGGGAGGCAGAGCCGCCTGGGGGCGCGGCATGGGCAGGCGTGCAAGTTTGTGGCGCGACTGCCAAAACTGGAAAAACGATCGAACAATCTGATATTCGCGCCACCACGTATATGCGGACATGCCGGATCCGTCGAGGTAGGCGGATATCTGTTTGGGCGTGATTTGGTCGAGCGGACCGTCTTCGGCAGAGCGCAGCAGAGTTCTCAGGGCACTCTCACCTCTCGCGAAGCGAACGCCTCGTGCACGCTTCCAAGCCGCGTACTTTGCGATCGCTGTCGAAAATCTCAAAGAGCACCGACCAAGTCAATCGCTGCAACCTCTTTCAGCATGTGGGCGCTTATTCTGGCGTAGACATTGACGCTTTGGGTGTCCCGGTGTCCCAGAAAGTCGGCGATATCGACAAAGGACAAGCCGTTGTGGAGAAGGCGGGTTGCGCAAGTGTGGCGGAGGGATTGCGGGCCGGTGTGCTTGGAAGAAATGCCCAGTTTTCGCATGCGGCTTCTTACGACGTCGGACATGGTGTGAGCCACCAGCGGTCGAAGGGGCGCCTTCAGTGTCATGAAAACTTGGGGACAGGACGAGCGCGGTCGCACGTTCTCAATGTAGCCACGAAGGGCTGTTGCGAGGGCTTTGCTCAAGGGGAATTGCTGAAAACCTCCTCGCTTGGCTCGGCGAACCGTAAAGCGATTCGCTACCCAGTCGATGTCGGTGAGCAAAAGATTCGCAGCTTCGCTTCTTCGCAATCCATACATCGCGAAGAGCAACAAGAGCGGTTTGGCACGGAGGTCGCTGGGGTCCGAGCCTTGAGTCGTTTCGAGGAGTCGGTGAACGTCCTTCCAAACCGGCCCTTGACGTTCAAACAACTCACGCCGTAAGGGCGGTAATTGAATGGCGCTCGCGATCCCTGCCTGGCACCAACCACGGCTCTCGGCGTGACGAAAGAAGGCCCTCAAGCTGCCCGATTCGCTGTGTCGAGTGACAGGGTTGCGGCCTTCCAAGGGCTTCCGGCTCGTATATGCGTCAATGTCCGGCAGTCGAATCCCGCGAATGCTTCGGTGTCGCTTCGCATACCATTTGAGGAAGTCGGCGGCACGGTATGGAACCTCAGAGGGAACGTCGGAACCCACTTTGGACTGGACCCGAGACGTTTTGCGTCGTCTGATGGCGGCGGTTGAGACAGACGTGGACCCCGACCCTTCCGCTGCCCCGGGCCCGTTCGAGTCGCTAACTGTGGTCTTCGGAAAGCCCATACCCAAAACTGGATGACCTACTCGTTTCTGTTGGGCGATTGATATAATCTCTTTCGTCGGCAGTCCAGAGGCGACCGAAGCAGCTCTTGGCGCGAATATTGCTTTCAGCGAACAAGCATGAGCTGGAACATGCCAAAAACATGTCAGAAGTTTTTACTTCCATGAGAAAAAACCGTCTCCACAAGTCACAGAAGACAAATCGCTCATTGATTCTGCGTAAGTTGTGTGTTTGCAAGTCTGAAATCCAAATCCGGCTTACAGACTCATCCGCTGATTTTATTGTACTTGCAGGTTTTCTTTGTTCGACGGCACCAATTCGTCACCATGATTTTCTGTGAAAGCGAACAAATAGCGAGCGCAGATTCTCACTGAATCACGGCCTCTTCCTGTGGGGAATCTGTCGCACCGACCTCTGATCCTTCCAAAACTTCGCCGTTATCGAGAGAGCGCCTGACGCGCTCCCGCAGTTCCGGAATGAATGGCGCGTAGTGAATTATGTACCAATCCTGCTGGTACAAAAACCCCCGGTCGCGGCAACTTCGGATGAGCCTGTTCCGGTCGCAGAGCGAGGCGAGAAAGCAAGTCTGCGAATGAACAGTGTATTTTGGGGCGACCTAGGAAAATCATCGGTACGATTCCAGCTCTCAGAATAGAGTCCGATGCAGTCGTAGCACGTCGTCAGATCAGGCTGCTCGATTCGGCAGATGCTGTAAAAAACCCAGCTCAAAGCTCGATCCTTAGCCCAACTGCTCGTAGGTCTCGGAGTTTCGCGTTGACCTCACATTTTTCCGGAGCCTCCAATATCCCTCTTCACTTCCCAGTGGCAGTTCCGGTGACGACGTTCCGAAACCTGCGCGGTCACTTTCCAGCTGGCCCTGTGCCGCTCAACCAAATGGAACGAGCAAATCCGCTGCGGCGAGGCTGCGCAGCAGAACAGGGGTGGATAAGTTTGTCCGCCCAACCATTGGATCGCTCGTCGTTCCTGGCACTCTAAATGTTGAAAACACACGCCCGCGAAGCGAAATGCAAGACGGCAATATTCGTGCAACGGGCCTGGAGAGTGCGTAACGAATCCGGAGTCGCTTAGCCAGCACTCGGCTGACGACGAGGTGGAAAGCTCGCGTGCCCGATTACGGCGTCATCGCAGATGTCTCCTCCACGTTGCAGACAGTGCTAACGAACGCGCTGGCGCCACTGGATCCTGCCGCGCCGCCCGTCGCGGAGATCAGCGACCTGCAAGGGACGATTTCCACGAACCCGGCGCGTATCACGCTTTTTCTTTTCGAGACCGTGGAAGACGCCAGCGCCAAGAATCGTCCGCGCGTGCTCTCCGTCACTCCGCCGACGATCACCGTGAAGAAGCCTCCCTTGGCGCTGCTACTGCGTTACATGTTGACGCCCTGGAGCGGTGATCGCCTCACGGACCACAAGATGCTCGGCCGGGCCATGCAGATGCTCTACGACGGTGCGATCTTCAGCGGGACGCAACTGCAGGGCACGACGCTGACCGGCACATCACAAGCGCTAAAGGTCACGCTGTCGCCACTGACGCTGGAGGAGCGCGCACGCGTCTGGTACGCCATTCAGAAGCCCTACCATTTGTCGGTTACTTACGAAGTTCGCGTCGTAAATCTGGATGCCGAAGCCACCGACGCCGTGGTCCCGGTGGCCCACCGCAACACGCAATATCTGGGCCCGGAGTCCGCGCAGTGACCACCTGGGTGATGACGCCGGCGGAGACCACGCAAGTCTATAGTCCCGTCGGCCTGCACCTGCTCGATGAGTTGACCAACGAAGCGCCCATCGGAAACGTGAACGCGTTTTTGGATCTTCTCGACGCCAACAACGTCTGGCAGCAGACCAGTGTGCAGCCCTCCGTCGGTCCCAGCGGAATCCTCACTTACCCCGGCCTCGAGTTTCACGGGAATGCCAGCGGACTTCCGGCCCGCCAATATCGCATCAGGCTGGCTGCCGACTTTTACGTGCCGTTTTATCAGACGAACGAGGACGGCATCGCCTTCACCGCTTATCCATACGACCAAACCAATCCTCCGCAGACGGCGGCGAGCGTAGCTCAGGACACGCCGCTATTGCCCGCGCCGAATTATCCATTTGCGAGCCACATTCCGGTATTGCGCGGCGTGGTGGTGGATGCAACGAACAAACCCGTGCCCAACACTTACGTCACGCAAGGAAATACGGAGCGGGCGCTCACCGATTCGCGCGGCACATTTGCGTTGCCGTTACGCTGGGTGCAGCTCAACGTGCAGACCCCGATTGATGCCGTGGATCAGCGTACCAATCGCATGGGGACCATACAAATCCAATTGCCAGGTGCCTTAGCAAAAAGTCAGACGATTCCAATCAGCTGAGAGGATGCCAACATGCCTGAATATTTGAGTCCCGGCGTATATGTGGAAGAAATCGAAACTGGACCGCAGCCCATTACCGGCGTGAGCACCAGCGTTACCGGCGCGGTCGGAGTCACACTGCAGGGGCCGACTTCCGGCAAGCCCCAGCTGGTGACGAGCTTCGCCCAATTCCAGACAATCTTCGGCGGCTATATTCCAACGCCCCCCGCCGGGCTGGTGAATCAATGGGCGCTCGACGCCAACGAGGGCGGGCAATGGTGGCAATTCCCGCTCTCCGTGAAAGGCTACTTCGATAATGGCGGTCAGCAGCTTTACGTGAAGCGAGTTTTTGCCGGCGGCGGAGGTGTTCCAGGCGCCGGTGCTACCCCAGCGGGAGCAAATTTTTGTCAGGGCTTGATTGCGGACGTCGCTCAGGACGCCACCGCGTCCAGCACCACCATCAAGTTGTCGCACCTGATCGACATCGTGGCCGGCAAGCAGCTGAATTTCATCGTCGCCGGGAAAAGCATCCCTGGAAACCCGTTCACCGTGGTTTCTTACAATCCTGCTTTGAATACGATTCTGCTGAATAATCCGATCGGCTTTGCGCTCAGTGCCGGCCGGGACTATGTGGTGATTGATCCTCTGGCGGGCAATCAAAATCCGCTCACCGGTCAGCCCAATCACGTTCCGCCGGCGAACACGACTCTGGAGTTCTCCGCGAACGCCCTCGGCGCTTGGGGCAACAACATCAGCGTGCGCGTGGCGGCGATGGTCGGTGCGACCTTTAATATTATGCCGGACCCCACCACGGGCGGTGCGGCGATCACCACCACGGTGTTACAAGATGTGGCTGTTGCTGTCGCCACGGTTCCCGTCGCCAACAGCACGGGATTCGTCGCGGGCGATCATGTGCGCATTGCCGGAGTCGAGTACGTCCTCAGCAATGTCGTGGCGAAAAGTGTGGACGTCACCCCGGCGAACGTGCCGGGCGCCGCCGCAGGAACGCTGACGGCGGTTCCCGGCGGAAGCAGCGTCACGCGAATTCGCACAGCCAACGTGGCGGGTGCCACCACCATTCAGATTTCCGGCGCCGAGCAGATATACGACTTCGCGATCCTGCAGCTGGATAACGGGTTGAAAAAAGAAACGGTAATCGTGCAGGCCGGAGGTGTTGCGGGGGAGGTAGTGACGATTAATCCTCCGCTGGTTAACGTCTACTACGAAGGCCAGAAAGTCCGCGTCATCGAGGCGGAAGTGGATACGCAAAATACCGTGAACGGAGTCGTGGTGGCTTCCGAGGTGATGCAAAATCTGCGCCTGCACAACGACCAGACCACGAATTACATCGTCACGGGCGTGAATCTCCGATCAGCCTTCGTCACCGTACAGACTTCTCTGCCGGTGAATGGCGGCGGTTATTCGGAAACAAATCTGGCCTGGTTTCCGGCAAGCCCCCTGGTGAGCGAATGGGTTCCATTAGTCAACGGGCAAGACAACCTCGGACAATTAACGGTGGAGGATTTCATCGGTGTGGATGGCGGCAGCGGCAATCGCACCGGAATCCAGGCGATGGAAGACATTACCGACATCAGCATCTGCATCGTTCCAGGAATGTGGTCGCAATCCGTACAAGCGGCGTTGATCAATCACTGCGAAACGCTGCGTTACCGGTTCGGCATTCTGGATCCGCCCGATGGGTTGAGCATTGACGAAATCATCGCGTTCCGACAGCCGCTGGATACCGAATACGCGGCGATCTATTACCCCTGGGTGCAGGTTCTCGATCCCTCCGTGGTGCAGAACGTGGACGTGGCGCCCTCCGGCCACATGGCCGGAATTTACGCGCAGACGGACATCAATCGGGGCGTCTTCAAGGCGCCCGCGAACGTGGAAATCAGCATGATCACCAAGATCGCGCAGGATGTGAACAAGCGCGAACAGGATCTGCTGAACCCCATCGGGATCAATGCACTGCGCTACTTCCCCGAGCGCGGCAACCGCGTGTGGGGTGCGCGCACCCTCTCCTCGGACACCGACTGGCAATACATCAACGTGCGCAGGCTATTCATCTACATCGAAGCCTCCATTGACCAAGGCACGCAGTGGGTGGTGTTCGAACCGAACGATCAGCGCCTGTGGGCCCGCGTGCGCCAGACCATCACCGAATTTCTGACAGACACCTGGCAGACCGGAGCGTTGCAAGGCGCGACAGCCGACCAGGCCTTCTTCGTACAGTGCGACCAGACCACCATGACCCAGGACGATATCGACAACGGCCGCTTGATTTGCGTCATCGGCATCGCTCCGGTGCGCCCTGCTGAATTCGTGATCTTCCGTATCCAGCAGATCATGCAAGCTCCGGCTACCAGCTAAACAGACTGATAAGGAGAACAGACCACCATGCCTCCAACGTATCGCGATGATCCGTACCCGTCATATAACTTCGAACTCGTCGTCACTGGAATCAGCAACGACGGCAAAGCCGTGAAGGGCTCCTTCATGGAAGTCTCCGGACTGGGCGTCGAGATGCCTGCGATCGAGTATCGCAATGGTTCAGAAGACATCACCGTACGCAAGATGTTCGGCCTGAAGAAATTCACCAATCTCACGCTGAAGTGGGGAGTCACCGGGGACCTCACCCTCTGGAACTGGATCCTCGACGGGATGAATGGCCTGGCCCAGCGCGCGCCGGGCTCGGTGACGCTTCTCGATGAAAACCGCAATCCGGTGATGATCTGGAAATTCACGCGCGCGTGGCCTTGTAAATATACTGGGCCGACCATGAATGGCAAGACGAATGAGATCGCCATTGAGACGCTGGAACTCTGTCACGAAGGGATCTCGATAGACGGTCAAGGATGAGTTCTTCCGCGGCAATTCCGGGTTTGTATTACACCTTCGTGCGTCCACCGGCAGAGCCTTCGCCGGTGCGCACGGACATCGCGGGCTTCTTTGGTCTCACCGCGCGAGGTCCGCTGTGCACGCCGGTGCGTGTCGCCGGATGGCGCGAGTACATGGACGTCTTCGGAGGACTGAACGCCGGGGCGATCACGTCCTACGCCGTCAACGGCTATTTCAACAACGACGCGGAAGTCGCCTACATCGTGCGTCTGCTCGGCGCGGGCTCGCAGGCTGCCACGGGTACGTGGAATGTGGGCACGATTGACGCGACGACCGGAAAACTCGATCCTGACTGGCCCGGCGCCGGCGGTTTCCAGGCTATTCAATACCAAATAATCGCCAGCAGCCCCGGAACGTGGGCGAATAACGCCACCGTCGCGATCCGTTATTGGGCCAAAGGTCCCGCGGGAAAGCCCGAACTCGAATTTGCAGTAACTCCACAGAACGAAAGCGGCGAAATTCTCAGCGGCATCGATCCGGGCTGCGTGGTCGACGAAGTCAACGCGCAATCAAAATTCATCCAGCTCCAGGCCACGCCGCTGCCTGCGGGTGTGACTGTAGCCGCCCTCTCCGCCACCGCCGGCCCGACGTATCTCGAGTGGCAGGGAAGCGTTCCGCCAAGGAGCCAGGCCACGCTTTCCGGCGGTGTAACGGTCGCACCGGAGAAAAAGGATTTTCTCGACGCTGTGCGCGTCCTCGGCGACCAGATCGAAGTCGCACTGGTCGTTTCGCCGGACCTCTACTCCACCTGCACCATCGACGAGAGCGACCAAATCGAAATTATTACGGCGATGCTGACGCAAGCCGCGCTGCTCCACGATCGCCTGGTAATCCTGGACGTCCCACCCGCCCATGCTGATGCGCTCGATGCGGTCGCCTGGTTCGATTCGGAATTTCGCGCAGTGCTCCCGGAAGCGACTCTGCAAAACGCCGCAGTCTATCATCCCCGCGTGAAGGTTCCCGATCCGCTGGGCGGAGTCGTCAATCCGCTCCGCTGCGTGCCGTGCGCGGGACTGGTGGCCGGGGTGGTCAGCCGGCTGGACCTGCAAGAGGGCGCCTACTTCACCCCGGCGAACGCGCCTGTCACGAGCGCGGTGGACCTGTCGCAGTCTCTGGACGCGAACGATCAGGCCGCAATTTATGCCGGTGGGCTGAACCTCCTGAAGTGTTCGCCGACCCAAGGTCTGCTCGTCTGGGGCGGGCGTGTACTGGGAAAAGATTTGCTCGGCGGTTACGTTGCGCATCGCCGCTTGATTCATCTGCTAGTGCGCTCGATCCGCCGCGTCGCGGAGCCTCTGGTGTTTGATACCAACGGCCCGCAACTCTGGCTCTCCTTTGTACGCAGCATTACGACGGTCCTGCTCGAAGCATTTCGTGCCGGCGCGCTGCAAGGCGCAACCCCCGATCAGGCTTTCCGCGTGCAATGCGATGCCAGCACGAATCCTGCCAGCCAGATCGAACAGGGCATGGTGGTTTGCCTGGTGCAGGTCGCACCCGCCGTGCCGATGGAGTTCATCACGCTGCGGGTGTCCGTGAGTGCGCAGGGTCAACTGGAGGTATTTGAGTCGTGACGGTGGACGACCCCATTCCCTCATATAAGTTCGTGGTCACACTGTTGCCGGGTGACGCCTACCTTCCACCGGCGCAGGCCGCGCTGCTTTCGCTGATCGCTCCATCCGAGTTCGCGGAAGTAAAAGGACTGGGCGCGGATCTGGAAGTGACTTCCTATCCCGAAGGCGGAGTAAACGATCACGTACATCAGTTGCCCGTGCGGCACTCCTGGAACCGTATCTCGCTGCGCCGCGGAATCGTGCGCAGCGTGGGCTTGTGGAGCTGGTACGTGGCGGGCCTTACGCAATCGCTGGGAGCACGACGCGACGGGTGCGTGATTCTGATGACGCCTTCTGGAACCATGGCGATGAGCTGGCTTTTTCACGCCGGGCTCGCAGCCAAGTGGAGCGGACCGGAATTGAACGCTTCGCAAAATGCCGTGGCCATCGAAGGCCTGGAAATCGCTCATGAAGGATTGATCCCAGTAGTGCTGTCCGCGCCGGGGACGCCGTAATCATGCTCACGATTCACAATCTGGAGGTTCGGCTGGACGTGGAAGGCGAGGGTGACGAAGCCGTGTTCGGGAAGCTATTCGATAGATACATCCGCCGGTGGCATCGCGCGATGCAGGAAGCCAAGGTCCGCCAGCGCCTGGCAGATGAGCAGCGCTCTTTGGGTGACCGCGCCCCACAGGAAGGCGAGTGATGGGCAGCGTCATGCAAATGGTGGGGCAAAGCCTGGTGCAGGCCTACTTGGAGATCGTCGCTCCGCGCGTTGCGAATCCGATCATCCCAGTCTGCTTCAATCCCACGGAGTACCAGCTTCAAAAGGCCAACAACTTCGCGGAGATTGCGATTCCAGGTCTGGAATCTCCTCCGATCCAATTTGTACGCGGCGCCGCCGAAAAAATGACCGCGGAATTGCTCGTGGATACTTCCAGCACTCTGGACGACGTGCGGGAAATGTATGTGGATCAGCTGCGCGCCCTCATGGATCTGAATCGCGACCTGCACGCTCCGCCGGTCGTGCGATTTGTTTGGGACACGCAAGTCTTCCGTGGCGTGATCGACAGCCTGAATGTCACCTACGTGTTGTTCACCTCAGACGGCACTCCGCTCCGCGCCAAGCTGAGTTTGAGCTTGAAAGAGTATCGGCCGGTGGCTATTCAGATAAAAGAGAACCCGACCGCGTCGCCGAATTTCGAGAAAACGTACGTCGTGCAGCGCGGCGACACCTTGAGCGGAATCTCCTACGCCGTCTATCGCGACCCGAGCGAATGGCGGGCCATCGCCGAACTGAACCAGATTCAGGACCCGCGCAGCATCGCGCCCGGAACCGTGCTGCGATTGCCCAGTTTGACTTGAGGAGGAATTGGCATGTCGTCTCGCTCTCTGCTTTCGTCCGGATTGCCGGCGACGGAATACTACGCGCCCGACTACAAGATCGAAGTGAATGGTCAGGAAATCGATCCGGAATCCAAGGGCGACGTGCTGGAACTGAAAGTGACCATGGACTCGGCGCAACTCACCAACGTGGAATTGACGGTGAACAACTGGGACGACAAGTCGCTCAGTTTCAAGTACAGCGACAGCACCATCTTCAATCCGGGTAACAGCCTGAACGTGCAGATGGGTTACGCCGGCAATCTTTTTTCGATGGCCGACGCCATCATCACCACCCTGGCACCGCATTTTCCGGAATCCGGCCCGCCCACGCTCGCGGTCAGCGGCCAGGACCGCCTCGTGAAGCTGAAAGAACGCAAGCCTCTGGACGGTGAGCAAAAGAAATTCGTCAACCAGAAGGATTCGGACATCGCGCGGAGTATTGCCCTGCGCAACGGGCTTACGCTGAACGTTCAGGATACAAACGTGGTGAACGATGTCGTCATTCAGAAAAACCAGGACGACGGACTATTCCTCAAGGAGCGCGCCGCGTGCAACGACTATGACTGCTTCAGCTATATAGACCCGGATAGTGGCCAGCACACCGTCTACTTTGGACCGCCTACCGACACACGCGGAGGCTCCACGGTCCGCGTCTATGTATTTGAGTGGGGTAAAAGTTTGATTAATTTCACACCCGTGCTCACGCTGAATCACCAGGTGGGTAAAGTCACCGTAAAAAGCTGGGACCCTACCACCAAGTCCCTCCTGCAATACACGGCGGGACCCGATGATTTACCTCCGGGAAGCGGCAGCGACAATGGCCCCAATGCAGTCGCCACAGCCTTGGCGGATCGGCAAGATATCGTGGTGGACCACGTGTGCACTTGCCAGGAGGAAGTGCAAATTCGCGCTCAGGCTCTGTTGCGCGAGCGCGCTTATCACTACCTGAAAGTGAGCGGCCAGGTGATCGGATTGCCGGACTTGCGGCCCGGCTACAATGTGGAACTGCAGGGGCTGGGCAAACGATTCAGCGGCACCTACTACCTCTTGAAAGTCGAACATACGCTCGGAAATTCCGGCTATCTGACCAGCTTCGAAGGCCGGAGCGCCTTCGGGGGAGGAACTACGAAATGAATTCAGCTACTGTTTCTCGCACGCGCTCGACCGACAAGCGCTTCTACGGTGTTGTCGAAGGCATCGTCACCTCCGTGGACGATTCGGACGGGAAGGAAGGGCGCGTCAAAGTCCAGTTTCCCTGGTTCGACCACCAGATGGAAACCGAATGGTGTCGCGTGCGCCAATTTTACGCGGGCAATGGTTATGGTGCCTTCTTTGTTCCCGAGGTCAACGACGAAGTCTTGATCGCGTTCATCCATGGCAGCATGCGCAGGCCCATCATTTTGGGCGGGCTGTACAACGGCAAGGATAAGCCACCCACTTACCGCTCCGCCAGTCAGGACCAGAAAATGATTCGCACCAAAGGCAATCACGAGCTGCTTTTTGACGACACGCAGAATCAGCAACGGGTGCGCGTGAAAAGCCAGGGCGGCCACACCCTTGATTTGAGCGATGTGGACAAGAAAATTACGCTGCAAAGCGCCGGCGGCCAAAAGATCGTCGTCGATGATTCGGCGAACACCATCACTCTGAACACGGGCGGAAGCACTGTGACGATTGAGAACACGGGCAACATTCAGCTATCGGGCGTCAACGTCGTGGTGCAAGGCACGAATATTCAGCTCGGCGGCAGTTCCGCAGTCCATCCGCTGGTGTGCGGCGACCAATTAGTCATCGAATTCGCGGCGCACACGCATCTATGCACTGCGCCGGGCGCTCCCAGTGGGCCGCCGGTGCTGCCATTGACACCGTTGGTTCTCTCGATGATTTCTAAGACGAGTTAAAACATGGCGCAACGACCCCCATTCTTAGGCACGGGCTGGAAATTTCCGATTCTTCCGGACGCCTCCGGTTGTCTGGGCTGGGTCTCGGGCGACGCCAATGTCGAACAATCGCTTCAAATCCTGCTGATGACCCAATTGGGCGAGCGCGTCATGCGTTCGGATTTCGGCACCGACGCTCCGCGCCTGGTTTTTGCTCCCGGTAGCGTGCAATTCCTACAACTGCTCGAAACCACCGTGCAGGAAGCGGTCACGAACTGGGAGCCGCGCGTGGATCTCACGAGCGTGGACGCCGAAGCTGACGCAACCGATCCGTACAAGGTCACGGTTTCGGTCAGCTACACCGTGCGCCAGACCAACACCAGCAACAACATCGTGTTCCCGTATTACCTGGGAACTCTGCAAGGTTCCTGATGAGCGTAGACCCGGTCCAACTCGATACCCTCGACTGGCAGCAAATGGTCACTGCCATTCAGGCGCGGATCATTCCCGATTCGAAAGGGAAGTGGACGCTGCAGGCGCCCGTAGATCCGGGCGTCACTCTGCTCGAACTTTTCGCCTGGATGTTGGATCAGCGCATCTACTGGATGAATCAAGTGCCAGACGCGCTCCTGCAGGCGATCCTTGCGCTACTTGCAGTGACGCCGCAAGCGGCGCAAGCCGCGGTTACACTACTGCAAATTTCGGATACGGCCATACCACCTCGCTCCTTCCCCACGGCGGCTGCTGGCACGCTGCTGCGCCTTGGCGATTCGAATCCTCCGATTATTTTCACGCTCGACCAGGCTGTCACCGTGCTCCCCATCGAGGGAATTTCACTGGCCGTGAATGGCGTGGACCATACCAACGACCTCGCGCAAGGGCGGCTCGTCCCGCTGCTCGCACCCGGCCAAACTTCCTCCGAAATCAAAATCACCTTGGGTTTGACAACTCCGCTCGCGGCCAAGGCGTCGGGCCAGTTCTTTTCGATCATGCTGGAGTTCGAGAACCCGCTCGACATTTATGCGCAATGGTCAGAAGAGGCAGTTGCGAATGTCCAGCCACCTGCGACCTTGACTTGGTCCTACACCAGCACGGCGGCTGGCGGGCAGACCGCTTTTGCCTCCGCGCAAGTGGACGATGGAACCGCCGGGCTGCGGCGCTCCGGAGTCGTCAGGCTGCCGCTTCCGGCGGACTGGCAAGCCGGTCCTACGGGCGCGGATCCCTCGATCACCTCTTATTCCGTGCTGCTCGGAATCCAAAAGGCCGCTTACACCGTCGTGCCGCAGCTCGCGCAAGTGCAAGTCAATGTAGCCTTCGCGCACCACAGCTGGCAGAGATCGAAGCAAGCGGTAACGACGGGATGGCTGCCTTTGCCGGGCAACGTGATTTCCTTGCCCAGCCTGCCTCCGGAATCCTTGTTTCAGGAATTTCCGCCGCTCGAGGATACCGTCCAATTGCAATTCAAGGACGCAAGCGGAAATGTTGTTGCTTGGCAAAGGGTTCAGACCACCGCGTTTTCCGGACCATCCGATTCGGTCTTCGTGGTTGACCGGGCTCGCTCGGAACTCACTTTTGGCAATGGACTCACGGGGCGGTTGCCGATCGTGCCGAAAAACACGATCGTCAGCGTGGCCTACGCGGCAGGTGGCGGAACTGCGGGAAACGTTGGCGCGAATTTGTCCTGGAATGGCGTCGCGGGGGATTCCGCAAGCCCTGATCCGCAATTGAGCGCGACAAATCTGGTTCCTGGAGACGGCGGCGCGGAAACGGAAACGCTTAGCGCGGCGTGGTTGCGCGCGCAATCAGCCATCAACGATAGGAATCGCGCAATCTCCAAAATGGATTACGAAGATCTCGCGGAGTCCACGCCGGGAGTCGCCTTTCGCCGCGCCTGGGCCGCCGTCGGTTTCCATCCGGACTTTCCGTGCAACACGGTGCCGGGCGTCGTCACCGTCTTTGTAGTTCCATACGCGCCGCGGGTACAAATTGACGGCGTGGTCGCACCGGACGCATTCGTCGCGGCCCCGCAGCCCGATCCGGGAGCCCTTCAGGCAGCGCAGCAGCGCTTGAATTCCGGACGGTTGATCGGCAGCGAAATTTACGTCGTGGGCCCGGTGTACCGTCCGGTGTGGCTCACTCTCACCGTTGCCGTTGATTCCGCGCTTTCCGCCGACCTGCGTCAGCAGATCCTCACCGGCCTGCAGACCTTCCTCGATCCTCTGGTCGGCGGCAGCGAAGAAGAAGGCTGGCCGTTCGGAGATCCGCTTCGCCCGTCGGCTCTGCTCGAAGTCGCGCAAGGAATCGTGGGAGAGGCCGGCACCGTTCAGAGCGTCGGCGTGCGGATCGACGGAATGGCCGCTGCACAAAGTTGCGGAGACGTCGCGATCAATCCGTATGAACTGGTTCGCCTGGTGCACGTGGATTTGCAGACTTTGCGGCGCGCTCCCTCGAGCGGAGGATTGCGATGACCGTTCCGTGGTGGGGAAAGGAAGCATCGCCGCTCGTGAGCACGCGCGCCGTGCCTCCCGGCGGCGCGCCGGATATTTGGCCGTCGCTGGTGGACGCGACGCGCGAGGTGGTGTTCGAAGAACTCTGTGCGCGAATCAAGTCTTACACACCCGAGTGGACCAATCAGCGCGCCAGCGACGCGGGAATTGCCGTGGCCCATTTGTTTTCCGAGGAAATGGAGCCTGTGTTGCAGCGTCTCAACGAACTCCCGGAAAATTGCTTCATCCAATTCCTCGGCGCCGGGGGTGTGACGCCATTTCCGCCCACGGCCGCCGAAGCCCTCGTACAATTCACAGTCTCCACTGGCGCAACACGGTCGCTTTCTCTGCCGCAGGGATTCCAGATGGGCGCGCCGCCAGCCGGCGGCGGAACTACGGTCATTTTCGAAACGAACGACGACCTGTACGCCGCCCCGGGCCAGATCCAAGAAATGTACGCTTTCGAAAATGGCTTATATCGCGCGATCGATCCGACCACAACCACGGTTCCTTTTCAGCCGTTTGGCGCGAACCCCCGCCCGGGCGTGGCTTTCTTCATCGGACTTTCCGCCGCGCCGAACGTCTTCGTCGGACCGCAAATATCACTAGGCATCCAGGTCCAGGGTCCCGCGGGCCAACCGCCGCCAGTCTCGACCGGAGGCTCGGCGCCGCTTCCCGCTCCACTTGCGCCCCTGCTGCAATGGGAGATTCTCGATGGCGGAAGCTATCAGCCCGCCGAAGTCGCCAGCGATGGAACCAACGGCCTGACGCAAAGCGGCGTCGTGACGCTGCGATTACCAGCCGAGTGGAATCCGGCAATTCCCGCTGGAGCGTCAGACTCCACACCGCTTCTTTGGCTGCGCTTGCAGATTCTGTACGGTGCTTATCCGCAGCCGCCGACGCTGCTTTGCGTGCTGCTGAATACCGTCCTCGCCACCGCCGTGCAAACCTTTTATGACGAAGCTCTCACGCCCGTACCGAACACCAACGGTGCGGTGATGACATTGAGCCAGACTCCCGTACTTCCCGGATCGCTTGTGCTGCAGGTCGACGACACCACCAACATCACCTACTCCAGCCCGTCTCAAACTTCCTCTGCCAATTCATCATCACCCGGCGGCATTCCCACCGCAGCCATCTGGACCGAAGTGGACGACCTCTCCGAATTTGGACCCACTGCGCAAGTCTATGAACTCGATCCTGCGACCGGGCAGGTCACGTTTGGCGATGGAACCAACGGCATGGCCGTGCCGCCAGGGTTCCGGAACGTGGTCGCGCTCAGTTACCAGGTTGGCGGAGGTTCTGGCGGCGCCGTCGGCGCAGGCCAAATTACGAATTTGGTCAATTCCGTGCCATTCCTGTCGGGCGTCACGAATCCCTTTGCCGCCACTGGCGGCACGGACGCCGAAACAACGGTGCAAGTGCTGGCGCGCGGTCCGCAAGAAATTCGCGCGCGCGGTCGAAGTGTTGCTTCTGCAGACTACGAAGTGCTCGCACTGCATGCCACCGGAGCGCTTGTAGCCCGAGCCCATGCCGTTCCCGGTTTTCATCCGTCCTTTCCCGGCACTCTCATCCCGGGAGTCGTGTGCGTTTTTGTAATTCCACCCGAACGCGGATCCACTCCGCCGATTCCAGATGACGGTTCGCTGTTGGCCGTGTCCTCCTATCTGTCAGGGCAGTTGGCCCCCGTCGGAGTAGAGGTGGTCGCTGCTGCCCCCGTGTATCACAGTGTTCGCGTGGAAGTCAGCGTGGTGATTGAGACCTTCGTCAGCCGCGGTGACACCGTGAATTCCATCATTGCCCAGATCAACTCGTATCTCGATCCGATCACCGGTGGAGATGATGGCACGGGCTGGCCTTTCGGCGGCACGCTTTCTTACGTTTCACTCGTACGGCAACTGCTCTCACTGGTGAATGGCGTCACCGCTGTCTCGACCCTGGTGTACGTCGTCGACGGCGTGCGCGGCGCGAATTGCACGGACTTTCCGATTTCAGCCAATTCGCTGGTTTGGCCCGCTATTCACGAGGTGATTGTGACGGCTGGAGCATCATCATGAGCTGCAGCGCGGGCAAACCGAATTTTCGCTTGCTCGATCCCAATGTCGGTTGGGACGCGCTGGACCCAAACTCATCCAACCTTCTGGGTTTTGGCGATCCCGGAGGCATCTACCTCGCGCAGACGGTAGCGGGCGCGGTGGATCCCACCCAACTCTTCCAATACTTGCTGCCGGCGCGGCTCGCCCGCGGCTGTGCTGCCTGCGAATGGTACTTGCTCACTCCATTTCCTCCCGAGTCGTTTCTTCTGCGTCGCGATGCATGCCAGCAGCAGTGGAAACCCCTCTGGCCGTCTTGTCCGCCTGCGCCATTCAAGAATCCAGTCGCGGTCGCGTCGTGGCGCAAGCGATTGGCCGTCGCGGATCAGGGTGCGAACAAAGTTCTGCTGTGGGTCGAATCCGGCGCAAGGCTCGCGACCGAAATTCCGGTCGAAAAGCCCGGGCCTCTCGCGTTCAATCCGCGTGGCGAACTGCTCGTCACTTGTGAAACCTCAAACAAGGTGGCTCGTTACGATCTGCGCGGCACATTTCAGGGATTCCTCCCAGCCGACTTGCCCTCGCACGGTGCGCTTGCGGTCATCGCCGTGGATTCGTCGCACGCCACATGGGTGGTCTTGCATGACGGAAATTCGTGGGCGCTGTGGTCGCTCGCCGAGGGACAGAGCCAGTTTGCCGTCGCTACGATCGCTCAATTGCAAAGCTCCTTTGCGCCCACAGGGCTGTTGGCGGTTTCCGACGAAGGCTTCACGTTCGATCAGGACACGCGCCGCGGTCTCAGTGTAGCCACTGGTTTTTCCTGGTACGGTCGGCCGGTGAGCGCCGCGGATATCGTTCCTTACGGCCTGCCGGCTCGGCAAAAACTCGGACAATTGCTCACCTGCGCCCTCGATAGCGGCATTCCGCGTTGCCAGTGGCATCGCGTGCGATTGGATGCGGACATTCCTGCCGGCACCACTCTCTGCGCTGCGGTGGCCAGCGCGGAAGTGATCTCCGGAGCGAGCCAGGGAGATCCGACGCGCGATCCGGAATGGAAAAATTTCCCGGCGGGCCCGCCGCATCCCGCCGATTGGACCAGTGGACCCGCAGGGTCCGTGGACTTCCTCATTAAACAGCCTCCGGGAAGGTATCTCTATTTCCGGCTTCGCTTCAAAGGAAACGGCACGGCCACGCCCGTGGTGCGCCGCGTGCGCATCGATTTCCCGCGCGTCACCAGCCTCGACCATCTGCCGGATGTATATCGCGAGACTGCCCAGGCCGAAGATTTCACGGAACGGTTTCTTTCGCTGTTCGACGCCACGATCGCTGACGTGGACGGAGTGATCGAGCGCTACCCGGCGCTTCTCGATCCTTCCGGAGTTCCAGCGCAGTTGCTCCCATGGCTGGGAGGTTTTTTCGGTATCGGCTTCGATCCCACCTGGGATGCGGAAAAGCGTCGCCAGATTTTGGGCGCTGCCGCCGGACTCTACAATCAGCGCGGAACGCTCCAGGGCCTGCAACAAGCGATCAATCTGGTTTTCGGTGTCACGCCGGCGATCGAAGAGATGTCGTCCACCGGACCCTGGGGCGCGCTGGGCAGCAGGAAAATACTTCGCGCGGAGCAATCGAATCCATCGGGCTCGCAGGCGGCGATCGGGCGGAATGCGCGCCTGCGCGCGACGCGCCTCTTCGGCAAGAACAGCTCCCGTTTCCGCCTGGATCATTCGGCGCTCGGTGCAGCTCCGCTGCGCAGCTACGGCAATCCCGACCAGGATCCCTTTTCCGCGGGCGCTTATCGTTTCCGCGTGCTGGTGCCTACGCTTCCGGATATGTCGCCCGAGCAGCAAACGCGTCTGACCAACTTGATCGAAGCGCAGAAGCCTGCCCACACCGTGGCTTCCGTTCGCATCGGCAGCAGCGGTTTTCTCCTGGGCGAATTATCAGCCGTAGGCGTAGATACCGGTTTCGTCCCGCTCGCGGCACCGGTGCTGGGCAGCGCGGGGAACATTCGTCTGAACCGGAACAGCATCGTGTGGAACGGCCCGAGCGGACGATCGGGCGGCGCGGGCGTCGGAGAAGGCTCGATTGTAGGAACGCAAACTGTCAGAGGGTGAGGAAATCATGAGCAGCGCAAACAAGACATTGCCGGGGCATAGCAAGAACGGAACGTGCGTGGATGTTCGTGAATTCCGCCGCCTGAAATATTTTTACGGACAAATGCTCGGCGTCCAGGATTTCCAGGCCGAGCAGGATTTCTTTCGCGAAAAGCTAAAGCTGCACAATCGTTGCCTGCATGGCTACGGTGCGGTTTGCGGGCTGCTGGTCGAACCCGTGCCCATTGCAAAAGACTGTACGTCCGAGGAAGAAGAGGAGGAGCGCAAGCTTGTCCAGGAATTGGACGATCTCCTGGAGCAGAAAGCCGCCGCGAGCGCAGCCGCCACCGCTTCTGCTGGCGCTACTGCTGCGACTGCGACGCCGGCATCGGCGCCAGGTTCCGCCGCTCATTCGGCACCAACGGGCGGCGGCCCCGCAACGGCAGCGCCGGCGGCCACGACGTCCGCCAGTCCCGCCCCAGCTCCTGCGCCATCCGCCGCGGACCTCGACGCTCGGATCGAAGAACTTCGCCGCCGGCTCGGAGAACATTACAAGAAATGTTGCAAGGAAGCGCCGCGCACTCGCATCCGCGTCACCTGCGGGCTGGCCCTGGATTGCCACGGCAACGAACTGGTGGTGCGCCGCCCGCTGATCATCGATCTTCTCGCGCATTTGAGCGCCAGCGACCTGCAGCGCATGAAGCAAGGCGCGGACACTCTATATGTCAGCATCTGCTACTGCGAACAGCCGGTCGATCCCGTCCGCCCCGTCCTGCAGGACGCCTGCGGCGGCATGTCCGATTGCACCTACGGAAAATTGCAAGACAGCGTTGGCGTGCAACTCACCGTTGATCCGCCCGTTCCGGACCATCGCTGCGGCACTTGCTGCGAAGCCTGCGCCACGGAGTGTTTGCTGCTCGCGCGTCTCGATGGAGTCTGCCTCGGACACCCGTTGCGCGAGCACCACATCCACAACGGTGTGCGCCGCGCGCTTGGCACCTATCAGCCCACCACGATCACCGGCATCAGCTGGGTGAATGGCTACAACTACATGCAGGACCAGGCCAAGCATGTGATGGGCACGCGTTTTCGCGACCACCACCTGAGCCGAGGGCTGGAGGTCCGCTTTTCGCGGCCGGTCCGTGCCGACACCATTCATCGCGGCGTGATGGACACCTGGGTGGTGGAAGGCGGTCGGGAAGGCAACATCTATAACAAGCCCGGCGAGTTCGTGGACAAGCCGAAGGAAGGTTTCGTGGATCGCATTTTTTATCGCGACCGCACCGATCTCACGTTGGAGCCTGGCGACCGCGTCATCGTGAATCTGCGGACCGAATTCATCCTCGATGAATGCTGCCGCCCCGTGGACGGCTGGAACGTGGGTGGGCGCGTTCCCCTGATCCGCGAATACGCCGAACACCATCACCTGCGCGAACGCGAGCACGAGCACGAGTGCCACATCCCGCCCTGCGGCTACGGACCCTGGACTTCGGGGCTGGGCATGCCCGGCGGCAGATTTGAAAGCTGGTTTTTCATTCGGGAAGATGAGCGAGAGCCGTGAATAACGTAGGGAGAAAATCCAATGGCTGCTAATGCGAGCATTTCAGTGTCCAGCTCCAAGAGTCCCTGCGGTTGCGGCGGCTCGGGGGCCGCGCCGGCGTCTCCGTGCAATTGCGGTGGTGGCGGAGGCTGCTCCTCGTGCCAGGGGCAGAGCTACGTCCGGCCGCTGTTTTTTGCCGGGCAGCTGCTCACCGAAGACGATCTTCAGTCGCTCGGCGATTACGTCGTCGCGAAAAATCGCCTGCACAACCGTTTTCTGATGGGCTCGGGCGTCGTGTGCGGGCTGCAAGTCACGTGCCCGCCCTGCGGCTGCGGCACGGTGGTCGTGAATCCAGGCTACGCCATCGACTGTTGTGGGAACGATATCGCCGTGGCTTGCCCGCAGACCCTGGACATCAACCAGATGGTCCGTAATCTCCTCTTGAAATTGCGCGGAGGCACCGATTGCAGCGATCCTTGCGCGGGGACGACCGCCACATCCGGCACATCGCAATCTGCGAGCGCTGCGATGTCCGGAGCCAATTCCGGCATGGCCGGTAACGCTGCGACGCAGAAGCCAGACCCGTCGCGCCGGTACTGCCTCTATATCAACTATTGCGAACAGCCCAGCGATCCCGTCTCGCCTTACGCTACCGACGCGCCCTGCGGTAGCGGCACCTGCGAGCCCACGCGCATCCGGGAAGGATTCACCTTCGAATTGCGCTGCCCTCCCAGCTCCGAGCCCGACCCCGCGATCTGCAGCCGCTTCTGGAATTGCGTTGGTGATCCCACCGCGCTACAAAAAGCCACTATCGATTGCAGCTTCTTGTGCCGCTACGCGCAAAGGCTGGCCGCCGCCGTCCTGGAAATCGGCAACAATCCGGCTCTAACGATCACTGATCCCGCGGCGTTTTCCAGACGACTGCGCGAACACACCGAGGAACTGGAGCACGCGCTTGACGAAGCGAAGATCGAAGGCGAGCACATTGACGCTGCGATCGTCGATGCGATCCTGGAAAAAGTCTCGCACCTGGCGGCAAATGTGGCGCGCTACTCCCTGCAGCCGGTGGAAATTCGCAGGGAGTCCGACAAGGGCGTGTCGAGTTTGGGTTCCGCCATCACCCTGCTGGGGACCGCGCACAAAACCATCAATGCCAGCATTATTCGCCGTGCGTTTCCCACCACGCTTCGTCGTGGATACGCCGCAGCCTTGATGGAGGTCACTGGCCAGCTCGCCGGGGCGCACTCCTCCCGGGATACGTCGGAGCGCGTTTTGGTAGCTCCCGAGTTCAAGACCATGACCATGAAATTCATGGCCGTTGGTGTCGCGTACACCCCCGCTTTCCACGTGCTGCTCGCCGAGTCGCTGCAATCGCTCAAGCAGTGGTTGCAAAATCTCCTGCAACAGTCGCAGGGATTGACGATTTGCAACTTGCTTGCAGAAGTAGACGCGGTGGTGTTGCCATCTACGGCTCCCGCAACTGATACGTCGATGTCCGGCGCAACTTCGATCGTCAGCGCCGAGGGCGTTCTCTGCCGAATCGTGCAGCAGTATCTGCGCAATTGTTTCTGCAACGCCCTCCTGCCGGCCTGCCCGCCCTGCGATGACCCAGGCGTCCTGCTCGCGTGCCTCACCGTGAAAGATTGTTGCGTGAAGGACATCTGCAACCTGGAACGAGAGTTTGTGATTTCCCCAGCCGCCGTCCGCTACTGGATTCCCGAAATCCAGCGCATGGGCGACGCAATTGAGAAATGGTGCTGCCCTTCGCGCTATGAAAAGTGCGAGAACGAAAAACGCGGCTACCAGAGCGAATTCCTCTCGGGAGCGCTGGGCCAAGCGCCAGCCTACGCGGAGCTGGCTCTCGCAATGATCGCAGGCGCTTGTCCCGCCCCGGTCCAAGCCGAACAAGCGCAGGTGAAGCCGCTATCGTTTCTCGCGCCGCTCGTTTCAAAGTGGCGCTTAGCGGAAGAAAAACTCGAGCAGGACGCCGCCACCGAATCCGCCAACGCCGCCACCGCTGCACTCGAGCGCAGGGTCAGCGAACTCGCTGAAGAACTCAAGGATTTGTCGGCCGAGCACGCCAAGCTTCAGGGCCAGTTCGCTAAAGAAAAGAAATCCCGATCGCAGGAGTCCTGAACTATGTCGAGCGCAATCGTACGCCCCGAATTCTACGAGGGAGAGATTCTGCCGGCGGCGGATCTGGTTGGCGCGGTGGATTACGCGCGTGGCCAGCTCGCCCGCCACGAACGTTATCTCCACACCTGGGGGATCGCCGCAGGGCTGGTTCTCAGCGGGCAATCTGAAACGGACGCCAGCGGGAATAACTATCAGAACGTCAGCCTTTCCGCGGGCGTGGCGGTTGATGGCAGCGGCCGAGAACTGGTGGTCCCGGCCGCGATACAACTGGATCCGAATCAGTTCCAGACGCAAGTGGCGCCTCAAGCTGGGATTTGGTATCCGGTTTATCTTTCCGGTTCGGACCAGGCTGCGCCCGCCTCCTCGGCGCTGATGGGCGCGTGCAATAGTTCACAATCCAGCAGCACGCAGGAGCAAGCTTCGGTGTCCTTCGGCACTCCCGGCAGCGAACTTTCTCTGGCGACGCAAACCGCCTCCGCGTTTTCCGACGGCGCGGGCGAAGGCGGCTGGCTAATTCTGGTTGGCTACGTGCAATGCAACCCCACCATCAGTCTGTTTACGGCGTGCTCCTCGCAGAGTCAGGGCGGTGGCCCGGCTCCGAACTATGTGGGAGTGAACGCCTCGCAAGTCATTTCAGAAAGTGGATCGCTGCTCTTAGCAACGCATCCGGCCGGCTTCTCGGGCACGAATCCTGTGATGGGGATGCAAATTCAAGAGGCTAGCAGCGGTCCGCAGCTCGTTTTCGGGCAGCTCAACGCTGCAGGCTCAGTGTCCCCTGCGCTTCTGACAGTGACCTCGGCCGGCGATTTAATCGTCACCGGGCAAATCTCTGGCGCCGTCGCGCCCGGCAGCGTACAGGTGCAATCCGGCATCGCCTTTGATGGCATGACGCTGCCGTTGCCCATCGGTGTCGATTCTGGCGCGGTGGCTGCGGGGCAGGTCACCGTGCACACTCACTTATCTGTACATTACGGGGGGCTGCACCCTCCGAACGCGACGCATGTCCTGCCGGTTCCCCTCGATTGCTGGGCTGACCCCGCGACGCT